CCACCGAGGGGCGGCGCATGGAGCGCGTAGGGGTCGGGCGGCCGTTCATGTCATCGACGCGGGCTGCGCGGGCGAAGCTGTCGGCCCGGGCACCTGCGGACAAGCCACCGGCGAAGCGTCGTCGGAAAAGTGGGATGTACTGACCCAGCCTACCCAGCCTACCCAGCCTACCCCGCCTTGTGGTCTGCACCCCGCCATGCACAACCCCTTGACGCGCACGGGTCCACAGGCTAGGTTCGGATCGAGCCCGTCCACCAAGACGCTCGGTCCCGGCCCGCGCCCCGTCTCCTCGGTCCCGCGCGGGCTGGTGACACCCTCCCCCTTGTTGACAGCCAGCCCACCCCAATCTAGCTTGGCGCCATGACAACCCAACGTATCCCCGCCTTTACCCCTGATGGTTCGCTGGCCCGCGCCAGCCGCCCGGACGTGCCCGTGGTCATGCAGGGGGCGATCTACGAGAACGCGGGGAAGTACGCGCGGGGTGCTGTGCTGTACGCCTTCGAGGCTGTTGGCGGGCCGCAGGGTCTGGCGGACTGGGCTGCGGACAACCCCGACGCGTTTTACACGAAGATGTTCACGAAGATCATCGCCAAGGAGGTTGAGGTGACGGACAGGCGTGGGATCGACGAGTTGCTCGACGCCCTTGACGGCGAGTATTCCGTGGTGCAGGATGCAGATGTTGGGGCAGTCGAGGCCGCCCCGGGCGTTTCCTCCCTGTTGGCGCCCGGGGCAGTCTCACCACCGATCACACCCCCGCCCCTCCCGATCACACCCCCGCCCCTCCCGATCACACCCCCTCCCCTCCACCAGCCGGACTATGTGCCCTACGATCTGGACGCCCTGACGGACTTCGAGACATGAACGGCCCGCAGCGCGCGGCCATGCGGCTCTCCCCCGAGGAGGCGCGTCTGGTCCGGCAGATACAGACCTGGCGGGGCGACCTGCCATCCTACGCTGGTCAGTGCCTTCACGTCGTGACCAAGGAGAGCCAGTTGGTCCGCATGGCGTTCAACGCGCCCCAGGCCCTGATCCACGCACGCGTCGAACAGCAGATGGCTGAACATGGGCTGATCCGGGCGCTGATTTTGAAAGGGCGGAAACAGGGCAGTTGCCTTGCGCCGGGAACCCGCATCTGCATGGCTGACCTGACTTATCGACCGATCGAGGACGTGCTGCCCGGTGACGAGGTTCTGGCGCTGGACGAAGATGGGCGCCTCGGCGAGATGGCGAACGGGCGTTCCTCCACGCGAAAGATGCGCGTTGCGTCCGTCGAGGCTGCCGTCAGGCTACGCGCCGAGGTGTTCGAGATTGTCCTGTCCAACGGGACGACCCTCAAGGCCACAGGGTCTCACAGATGGTTGTGCCGCCAACGTGGCGGGAAGTGGGTTCAGTGGCGCGCGGTCGAGGACATGAAGGTGGGGGACTATCTGCGCGCCGCGACCTACGCGCCCGACGACACTCCGCCGTCCCACGAGGACGGGTGGGTTGGCGGGCTGCTGGACGGCGACGGGTCGGCCTGTGTCACGGGGGCGCCGCGCATATCCTTCAACCAGGTTGCAGGGCGTGTGCTGGACCGTTACTGGGACTACCTGCACGCCAACGGCATCGGGTTCTATGAGAGCGTAGACAAGCGCACGGCTATCGGGACGCGATACAGGAAGCTGAAAGACACACACGTCTGGCAGGTCCGCGTGGACCGCTTCTGTGACATTGCGTGGCTGGCTGGACGGACGCGCCCGATAAAGTTCAACATCCGGGCCTTTTACGAGGGCCGGAAGCTGCCAACGACGTGCAAGGGCTTCGAGGCTCACCCACGCGTTCTGTCCATCCGGTCTTTGGGTGTCGGTGTGGTCTATGACTTGCAGACCAGCGAAAAGACCTTTGTGGCCGAGGGTATCGTGTCCCATAACAGCACCTACGTCGGCGCGCGGTTCTATACCAAGACCCAGCTGCACAAGTACCGCAACGCGAAGGTGATGGCGCACGTTCAGGACTCGACCAACGCCCTGTTCTCCATGGTCCAGACCTTCAACGACAACAACCCTTTCCGCCTGCGGGCCGGCACCAGCAACGCCAAACAGTTCGAGTTCTCCAACGGATCGTCCTATACCGTCGCCACCGCTGGCGGATCGGGCGAGGCCGGGCGCGGCGACACGCCCACGCTGGCCCATCTGTCCGAGGCCGCGTTTTACAAGAACGCCGAGAAGAACTTCGCCGGGTTTGCGAACTCGGTCCCTTTGAGCCCCGGCACGGAGATTTTCGTGGAGTCCACGGCCAACGGTCTGGGCAACGAGTTCCACCGGCGCTGGATGCGCGCCGAGGGCGGCGTTCACGACGAGCAGACCGGGATACAGTACCTGCCGATCTTCATCCCGTGGTTCCTCTCGCCGGAGTACCGCCTGCCGATCCCCTACGGGTTCCAGCTGCGTCCCGAGCCCGAGGGCGACGGTCTGCCCAGCGAGGTCGAGGTGGCCGAACTGTTCGGGCTCGACGACGCGCAGATGGCGTGGCGCCGGTTCCAGATCGACGAGGCGCTGGGGTCGGTCGAGCAGTTCATGCAGGAGTACCCCTCCAGCCCGTCCGAAGCGTTCCAGACCACCGGCGTCGATCTGTTCATCAAGCCCGTGTGGGTGATGCGGGCGCGCAAGCGCACGGGTATCCGGCCCGAGGGGCCAAAGATACTCGGGGTCGATCCTGCGGGCGGCGGCACCGGCGCCGACAAGTTCTCGATCTCCATGCGCCAGGGCATGGTCCTGTTGTGGCAGCGCGGGCGCGTCGGCGTTGACCCGCAGGAGGCCATCCACTGGATCGCCGGGGTGATCGAGGCCGAGCAGCCGGACCGGGTGAACATCGACAACGGCGGCGGCTGGGGCGCGTCGCTCCTGAGCGGTATCCGCGCCCACTACCCCCTCTTGGCCGAGCGGTGTTACCCCGTGGACTTCGGGGGCACCTCACAGTTCAAGGCCGTGAACCCGCACCGTCCGGGCCCGCGCAACCGCCGCGCCGAGATGTACATGCGCGGCCGGGACTGGTTCATGGCGCCGGAGGGCTGTTCGATCCCCGACGAGGACGTGTTGATGTCGGACCTCGGGGCCGTCACCGCGCGCCTGGGCGGCCAGTCCACCGATACGCTGATCTGCTCCAAGGCCGAGATCAAGAAGAACCTCGGGCGGTCGCCAGACGACAGCGACAGCTGGGCCTTGACTTTCGCCTTCCCCGACTCCTCCGTGTCCATGTCGTTGACGGACGAGGTGGCGGGTGGTACATCGGCGTTCAACCGGACCGCCCACCACACGCAGGCGGACGCGTACCACACGCCCCATGTGGGGTTTGACTCGGGCGGAGGCTGGATGACGGCATGGGCAAGCGGGATAGGTTTATCGCAGGTGTTCTGGGATCTGACACTGACGACTGCATCGACTGGCCTTTTGCTGTGAGGGAGTCGTCGGGTTACGGTGCCCACAGTGGTAAGCGCGACGGCGCCAGGTTTAGCGCCGACTCTCACCGGCACGTCTGTACACTGGCTCACGGGGAGCCTGCCAAAGGGATGCAGGCTGCTCACTCGTGTGACAATCGGCTGTGCTGCAACCCACGTCACCTGTCTTGGAAAACTGCCAAGGCCAACATGGAGGAGGCGTCAGAGCGCAACCGCATCGTCGGCGGCGGCCGCTACCGGCAACGGATATTCGCTGCCGACGTGGCGAGGATCGTACAGTCCAGCCTAAGCGTTCCGCAGCTTGCCAAGGAGTACGGTATGGCTCCCACTTACATCGCGCGCATAAGGCGGGAAAACCCAGTCTGGAGTACCCGCTGATGGCCGATATTGTCGACCTGGCGACCGAGAAGCGGATGAAGAAATCCGCAGAGAGCAATCTTTCCAGCGATTGGCTTCCCCGCGACGCGCTCGTGGAAGTTCTCCAGATGATCGACGCCGGGGAGATAGACCCGAAGTCCCTGACCATTGGCTGGGTCGAACATTTAAAGCCTGGCGAATGTGTATTGGTCGACCATCGGTTGGCTGCGCCGAACGCGGCAGATGCAGCCTATCTGACCGCTGTGTTGAACTGGCGGCTGACCCATGGGATATTCCGCGATGGCTCGTAAACCGACGACGACACCCCCGAGAACGGACGAGCGGTTCCCCGTCGAGTACGAGGACAGCGCCTCGTTCGTGAAGGCCATCGTCAACCTGTACGCCAAGGACGTTGACGCCGACCGGCACAACATCGAGCCCGCGCGCCAGGACATACAGTTCGTGATCGGGGACCAGTGGAACCCGAACGTGCGACGCGCCCGGGAGCGGCTGAACAAGCCCGTCCTGACCGTCAACCGCCTCCCCGCCTTCGTCGCCCAGTATATGGGCTCATGGCTCCAGAGCGACACCACCTTGAAGGTCATCCCGGCCCGTGGTGGGTCCAAGGCCATCGCGGAGATCAGGCAGGGGCTCATCCGTGGCATCACGCGCGAGCGCACGGCCAAGCGGGCGATCAACAAGGCGATGGAGAACGCCTATATCTGCGGCATCGGCAACTTCGCCGTGTGCCTGAAAGACGCGAAGAACGACGTGTTCCTGCGCGACATCGCCTTCGAGTGCATCGACGACCCGTTCGGTGTGATCTGGGACCGCGCCTCCACCGAGCCCACCGGGGCCGATGCGAACCACTGCACCGTGCGCGAGTACATGACGAAGGAGGACTTCCACAAAGCCTACCCCGAGGCAGAGGGTGACGCGGGCTGGGTGTCCGACGAGATGACCGACACGGTGATGACCGGCCACGGCTGGGAGATCGATGACATGGTTTCCGTCGCCAAGTTCTGGCAGATGCACGAGGAGCCTGTCACCCTTGGGCTGGAGGCCGAGACGGGCGACGTGATCGACCTGACCGACGTGCCGGAGGAGGACCGTGCGGGCATGGTCGCGCCCGACAAGGACGGTCTGCCGATGATCCGCGACACGGTGCGTCGCTATGCCCTGTGCCACGTCCTGACCTCAAGCCGTGTGCTGGAGGGACCGTACCGCCTCGACGTGTCGCGCCTGCCCGTGTTCCGCGTCGAGGGCTGGTCGCTGCAAGAGGCGAGTGTCCGGTGGCGGTGGGGGTTCGTGCGCAACGCCAAAGACCCCCAACGCCTGCACAACTACTGGCGGTCCGTTCTGGCCGAGGAGTTGTCCAAGTCGGTTTCGACCAAGTGGCTGTTGGACACCACGGCCATGAAGAACGGGATGGCGGACCAGTTCCGCAACGCCCACCGCACAGGCGACAACGTGGTGTTCTGGGACAGCCAGAACGGCGGCGCCAAGCCCGAGATGTTCCCACCGCCCCAGATGAACAGCGCCGTTCTGACCGAGGCCGGGATGTCCGTGCAGGACATCAAGGACGTGACCAACAAGCACGAGGCATCGCTGGGCATCCAGTCCAACGAGGTCAGCGGCCGGGCGATCACCGCCCGCCAGCGCGTGTCCGAACTGGGCGACGCGATCTACCTCGACAACATGAACGCCGCGCTGGGCGAGGCGGGCCGTGTGGTCAATGAGTTGATCCCGGTGGTTTACGACACCAACCGCACGATCAAGGTGGTGGGCGAGGACGACGTGGACATGGTGCAGGAGATCAACGGCACCGCAGGCGACGCGACGCCGGACGTGACGATCGGCAAGTACGACATCACCTACACCACGGGCCCGTCCTACGCGACCAAGCGCCAGGAGGCCGTTGACGTCATGATGACGCTTATGAACACCATGCCGCAGGTCGGTAACGTCATCGCGGACATCATCGTGCGCAACCTCGACATCCCCGGCGCTGCCGAGATCGAGGAGCGTCTGGCGATGATGCTGCCGCCCGGTATGGTCAACGCTGATCGCCTGCCTGCGTCACGCCGCGAGGCTGTGATGCAGAAGCAGCAGGAGGTCCAGCAGCAGGCCCAACAGCAGCAGCAGATACAGATGGCCCAGTTCCAGGCGATGATGGCCGAGCAGCAGGCCAAGACCCAGGAGTTCCTGGCGCGCGCCCAGAAGCAGATGGCCGATGCCGAGCGCACCATGGCCGAGGTCGGCGTGGCCCGCGAGAAGGTGCGGCTCGACGCCGCCGCCATCGAGATCAAGGGCTTCCAAGCTGGTATGGACGAGGCCCGGCTGGGCATGGAGGCGTTCCGATCCGGCCTTGACAGCGCCATGCGTGAGACAGAGATGAACCAACAAGCACAGCAAACCCGAGGAGAGACTGATGCCCCGCAAGAATGAGATCGACGACGACCAGGACGACAGCGTTGAACTGTCCACAGACTTTGAGGCCGAGGCCCGTAAGGCCGGTTTGACCCCCAATCAGGACGACGGTGATGACAGTGACGATCTTTCCGACGACGATACCGACGACGATATCGACGGCGAGACTGACGATGTGGACGGCGACTCCGATGATGCCGACGGTGACGGACCTGACGATGCTGACGATGTGGCTGCGTCCGCAGCAACCGCCAGGGTAAAGCCGACCGCCAAGGAGCGGATCAAGGAACTGGCGACCAAGCGACGCGAGGCCGAACGTCTCCAGTTCGAGGCAGAGATGCGCTCGATCGAACTCCAGCGCCAGTTGGACGCGGCCCGTCAGGCTGCGCCGCCAGCCGTCCAGGTCATGAAGAAACCCGACCCGAACACCTACAAATACGGTGAGATGGACAGCGACTATCAGGACGACCGGCTGAATTACCGCATATGGGAGCGTGATCAAAAAAACGCCCAGACCAGCCAGACGCAGTCGCAGGTCGCCGCCGAGGAGCAGCGGCTGACCCACTACCGCACGCGCCTTGAGACCGTGATCGCGGACGGCACCAAGCGGTACACCGGGTTCCGTGACGCCATCGACCGCACACCCTACGAGCCCGAACTGGCGCGGCTGGTGCTGGACTCCGATAGAGCCGTTGACATCGCGTACCATTTGAGCAAGAATGGCGCCGATCTCCTGCGCCTGACGCGTGCAAGCAAAGACGAACGCTTGCGTATACTCGGGCAGCTGGAGGGTAGACTTTCGGTTGCTTCTACCGCAAAGAAGGCTACGCAAGCGCCGCCTGCCATGGGCTCCAAGAAACGGGCACCCGTGACGAACAGCGGCAAATACGGTCCTGACGATCAGGACGCGTTCGACCGAGCCTTTTACAGCAACTAGGAGCCACCATGGCCATCACCGTCCCGCAATCCCGCCTGATCCTTCGCACGGTCATGGCCGCCCTTCGCAACAACCTCGCCGCGTCGAACATGATCGACTGGGAGGTTCACTCTGCCGAGATGAACGACCGAAACGGCTTCGTCGTGTCCGAGCAGGTCGGCCCCGAGTACAACATCACCGAGACGACCGGCGCCGTTACCGATCTGACATCTGCCGTTCAGTCCACCGTGTTCGGATCACAGACCTTCACGCTGAACCGTGTGTTCGGGATGTCGATGGGCGCCTCCGACATCGAGAGCGTCACCGATCTCCAGTCGGCACGCAAAGCCCGCGCCCTGAACAACGGTATCGCCCGTCTGGCGTCGCGGATCGACAGCCACATCTTCGGCGTCGCGGCCACGGCCTTTCCGTACTCGACCGGCACCTGGGGCACCGGGGTCAGTTCCCCCGTGCATATCGCAGCGGCCCGCACACGACTGGCCGAGGCGTCCATCGAGAGCGACGACGGTATCTCCGCTGCCATCACCCACGCCGACCGGCAGGCTTTGGCCAGCTTCATCTACGCCGACAACGCCGCGCTGGCGTCCGAGGGTTCGCGCGCCATGCGCCGGGGCTTCGCGGGCATGATCGACAACGTGCCGTTGATGCCGTCCAACCAGTTGGGCCGGGTTACCACGGGCACGCGCACCAACGGCGCCATCGCGGGCGCTGCGCAGAACGTGAACTATGCGGACGTTGCGGACTCGGGCAACAACGCTGGGCGCTATCTGACCCAGACACTGGCGCTCGACGGTTTGGGCGCAAACGCGACCATCGCTGCGGGCGAGGTGTTCACCATCGCTGGCGTGACGGCGTGGGATCCCGAGATCAACGCCACCCGCCCGTTTGCGGCGCAGTTCACCGTTGTGGCCGCAGCGACCGCAGACGGCTCTGGCGCCGCCACCGTGACGATCTTCCCGGCCATCGTCGTACAGACCGGCACCGTCACCGTGAACAACGCCCACGCGACCGTCAACGCGGCGCCCGCCAACGACGCGGTTGTCACCTTCCAAGGCTCCGCCTCGACCACCTACACGCCGCGCGTGATGTTCAAGAAAGAGGCCGTGGTCTGCCACTCCGCGCCGCTGATCCTTCCCTTCACCGGGCAGGGGTTCCGCCGTTCGCTGGCCGACGCCGAGCGCGACGGGCAGGCGCCGGTCATGCCGCGCCTGTGGCTGTACTCGAACCCCGACACGGGCGAACACCGCGCCCGTATCGACATCTTTGTGGAGGCGCAGGTACGCAACCGCTGGCAGGGCGTCAAGTTCTTCGGCGCAGCGTAACCGCCGCACCACTCACGAAACGAGGCCCGGGGTTCGCTCCGGGCCTTTTTCTTGCGCGGCGTCAAGTGGCGTGATAAGCCGGGAAGCAACAGAGGAGATACCCATGCCCATCAAGGATAAGCCAGTGAAACAGCCCTACGAGTTCCAGGAGTTCCCCAAGATGGTCTACGGGCCCGACGGGGAGGAGACGGTCATCGCCAACGAGGACATGCGCCCCGATGGTTATCTGAACCACCCCGACGACTTCAAGGACGACGCGGCCGATGCCGCCGCCGACGCCAAGGCCGCTGCGAAGGTTGCCGCCGAGGAGGAGCGCGTTGCGCTCAAGGCGTTCCTCGACGAGCACAAGGTCGAGTACAACGCCAACCTTGGAACGACCAAGCTGCGCGGGCTGTCCGACGCCCTGAAAGAGCACTTGGAGAAGCAGGATGGCGCTGGCAAGTGAGGTCATCAGCTTCGCTTACCGCGAGGCCAACTTCAACACCGTCAGCGGTGTGCCGACGACGGTGGAGTTCGCGGAGGGCCTGACCCTTCTGCAACCCATCGTCAACGCGCTGCCGGGGATGGTCACGGGCATCCGCATGAAGCCGTGGTTCATCCCGGCGCCGCAGAAGGTCAGCGCCATCGCGGCTGATTACCCGGCCTATTCGTCGGACGCGCTGGCGCCGCAGAACATCTACAACCCGCCTTCCAACCGGCGGTTGATGATGCGGAACACCGAGGACGTGGAGGTGTTTTTCCAGTACCAGCCCCAGCCGGGCGCGATCATGGAATATGTGGACACCGGCCACACGGGTATCGTGACCTTGAATGGCAATGCCTCGTTCTTCGGTCTGACCGGATCAAACGAAAGCGTCGTGATCGACCCCGAGGGCGCGGGCGGGCGGAACGCCCCGCGCCGGTGGCACTACCGCGCCGACTTCGGCGGCTGGCAGGAGTTGACCACGCTGGCGCTCACCAGCACGATCCCCTACCCGGTCGAGTTCGATGACTACTTTATCACCGCGTTGGCGATCCGCCTCTCGCCCCGGTTCGGCTCCGAGCCCCGCCAGGTTACGATCCTGCGGTTCCAACAGATGGAGGCGTACATCCGCGACCAGTGGCTCCAGGCCGAGGAGGTGTTGTCGGGTACTCACGCCCAGCCGACGCTCCAGAACTGGAGCGACTCCTACCGTGGCGGTGGGCTGGGATGAAGCGCCGGTTCCAGGAGTTCCCCAAGCACGTCTACGGGCCGCACGGGGCGTCGGTGATCATCACCCGCAAGGAGGACCGGCCCAGCGGCTGGACAGACACCCCCGCACGGGATGACGTGCCCGCACACGTTGCGTCTGTGCGCCCGAACCTGGGCCGGGCGGAGATGAAGGCCGCATTGCGCGCCAAGGGCGTCCCGTTCGACGAGCGCGCGGCTGACGTGGCGCTGTGGGAGTTGTTGTCGTGACTGACGTTCCTCTTGCCTTCTCCGACGATCCCCGGACCTACGCCGGTCTGCCCCGGATCGCGCTCCAGAACCGTTTCGTCGAGCAGAACCTTGCCA